AATATTGAAAGGAATATTCTGAGATTCACAGAAACCTTTAAACTTCTGGACGTTGGTATAGGTTTCCTTCTTCTCAGCTCCAGTATCAGAAAAGACAACGTGATCGATATTTAAACATCCAGTAAGGAGATGCTTGAATAACATAGCAGAGCTATCAACTCCGCCTCCAAAGCAGAGAATACGCTTGCGAGTTTTGTCTATATGGTTGCCAACTGAATCGAATGTTGGTTGGTCAGGTTGATCTAAACCTAGTTCTTGCTGCATCGAATTTCCTCCCACAAAAATTCTGAATAGCACGTTATTTGGTACTTTTATACTATAGCGTTAGTGGTGTCAAATACTTTAAAAAGAATTTATATATCGAATTAATTACTGGCGTTGGCTTCGCTTATCGTTGACAATTAACTCAGCCCGAGCTGTGGTCTTTTTTTCGTTATCCTCCTCTCGATCCGCAGCTTGGGCCAAAACATCAACAATTTGTTCACTCCTTTTCAAATAAAGATGTTCAATGGGTTCTTCTGATTAATTTCGGAAGAGCCCTTTTTATTTTTGAAGTGCCAACATATTGATAATTCATAGCTTTTTTTATTAAATCCTGGTCCTAACTGCATGGCGGCAATAATCGGATTATTAGCGATTGTGGCTATCTTTAGTCTGCTGATAATTGTTTTGGAAATATTGCTATGAAAAAGCGAAAACCTATTGTTGTCAGAATATCCAGTCCCTGCGTAAGAAGGGCTATCCGTTGTATCCAGAGGATGAATCACCTAAAGAATCAGTTGGAAAAAATCAGAAGTCATAATTATGGAATCTACGCTTGCTGGCGATCCTGATCTGTTGGATCGGATAAAGGAACACGAAGGATACAGGCGATATTGTTACGAGTGTACGATGGGCAGAATAACTGTCGGCTATGGAACTCTGATAGAAGATGGCGGTCATGGGATTCCTGAGTATATAGCCGAACTCCTACTGAGAGATTACTTGCAGACTATTGAGTCTATACTAAAGGCTCATGGTTGGTTCAGCCGACTGAACGAAGCTAGGCAGCATTGCATCATGGAAATGGCGTATCAAATGGGGGTCGAGGGTGTGTTAGGTTTTCAAAATATGATTTCTGCGCTTGAGCGTGGTGACTGGGAGGCCAGTGAAACAGAAGCCCTTGATAGCCGATGGGCTAAGCAAACACCTGCCAGAGCAAGTGATGTTGCTGGTCGATTGAGAGCTGGCTAACAATACTTAATCATGCAGAAGTATGAGTATTTGTGGCAGTTTGCGAAAACGCCTAGACAATTTGAGCTACTAGAATATTTATTGAAGTCCGAATCTATTCGTGATGCTGCCGAGGATCTGGGCATTAGTGAGCGTGGCATCTATCGAACATTGCAAAAGATGACAGCCGAGGCTGCTAAGGCTGGGGTATCTCCAGATAGAGGAGTCAATCATCAAGTACCCGATGGGTTCGTGGTCAAGGGTACATCTACCCTATATGACGAAACTACTGGTGAAGCCAAGCTTCAGTGGGTTAAAACACAATCGGCAGTAGAGAATAGGCTAGAAGAAATACACCAAGCTATCTTCGAGGCAATGGAGGAGCATAAGGGGGTATACAGGCCACGCAAAGCACCTAAGTCCGAGAGTAGTGATTTAATGACCGCATACGTTCTTGGTGATCCACATATCGGTTGCTATGCTCACGCTCAAGAGGCTGGCGAGAACTTTGACGTAAAGATAGCTAGAGAGGATTTACTGGCGGCTACATCGAGATTGATACGAGCCGCACCGAAAACAGATCGAGCTTTGATAGCCAATCTGGGTGACTTCTTTCATGCAGACAATAGAGGCAACACGACCTCACGAGGGACTCCTGTAGATGTAGATACTAGATGGCCTCTCGTGCTACAGGCTGGTTGTATGCTTATGGTAGACCTGATAACTATGTCATTGTCTAAGCATCCTTCCGTTACAGTATTAAACTGTATTGGGAATCACGATGATCATTCGAGCGTGATGTTATCTGCATTTCTGGGAGCGTATTTCCACGAAGAAGAAAGGGTTGAGGTTTTACCGACAACTAACAAATTTCATTACGTGCAGCATGGCAAGACCCTGATAGGCGCTACGCATGGCGATACAGTCAAGGTTAATTCTCTATCTGAGATTATGGCTACCGACCAACCGGAGATGTGGGCCAATGCGCAGCATAGATACTGGTATACAGGACACGTTCATCACAAAACCAAGCAAGAGCTTAGAGGGTGCGTGGTCGAGTCATTCAGAACATTAGCGGCTAGGGATGCGTGGCATATGAATAGCGGATACCGCTCTGGGAGGGATATGTACTGCATAGTGCATGACAAGGAGTATGGCGAGGTAGAACGCCATAGATGCGACATACGAAGAGCAAGGAGCGAGATACAGGCATGACACCTAAGACCCTCGAAGTAAAGAGCAAGTATAACGAGTTTGATCTGGATAAAGATGGCGTGGTCAGTGACGAAGAACTGGATCGAGCTAAAGAAATGATGGAGATGGAGCTGCGCGAAGAAAAATCAGAAGCGCAGAAGTTAATGGCTTGGTTGGCTATCATTGTGATGATACTCGCTACCATTATCCTATTTACGCCCTTGATACCCGACAGCAGGGTTAATGCCCTTTCTGATCTACTGGGCTTATTCTATTTTTCATTATGCGGGATAGTGGGAACGTATATGGGGGCTACCGCTTTCATGCACCATTCACAGGCTAAGAAATAAGATATGGCTATCGGTAACTTAATGGGCAAGATATTTGGCTCTGAGAAGGCTGTAGGAGCTGCCATAGACGGCATATCGAATAGTCTTGATGCGTTGGTATACACTGACGAAGAAAAGGCTACAGCAGCCGCTCACGAACGAACACAAGCTAGGGGTATGGTCATAGAGTGGATGCGATCCACCAGTGGGCAGTCGTTAGCTAGAAGGCTTATTGCAATATCCATTACGTTTATATGGCTAATGCAATATGTCTTTGGTTGGGCGATGGTAATAGGCAGTCTGTTTGTAGATCCTGAGATTGCTTCGAGAATGAAGGAAGCCTCATCGTTAACCGCAGATTATGCTGATGGCATGACAGGGGCGGTGATGCTCATATTGAGCTTCTATTTTGCAGCGCCTCATATGGATAAGATTGTTGGCCCTGCTCTGGAGCGTTTTGGAAAACGTAAAGAAAATCCACCCCCTGTAAAAGCCGATGATGGCAGAAATTTTTAGAGGAATGAGTCGTGAAGATGTTAATTGAACCAACAATTAGCTGGGGCGATATAGCCATGTGTGCTGGCCTAAGCATTACTGGGATATTGGCATTTACCGATGTAAGTGAAAGTGTAGCGATGAATCGAATAACTATTGAACACGTTCAGGCGGCATACAATACACTTGATGCTAATCATAGAGAACATCTCGAGCAAGAGAGAGCAGAGCGTCAGCTGATGCGACAGGAGCTTAGAGAGGATCTTAGGGCTATAGCAACCAAACTAGACAGATTAATTGAAGGAGGCATACAGTGAGTAATGCGTATATCCCAACAACTTTTCAGATGAGACAATCCACTTATGGAGGAGTAAGACCTATGCGTATGTCTGCTCCTACAGCGCCAACTCCAAATACAGCTCAGACTAGGGCTGATGTTGGTCAAGCTGCGCTACCAGCTTCCTTAACAACACAAGGGATGCAGAATATGGGGGTTCCTAAAACTCCGACAAAAGGTTTGCTGGGAAGAAAAATGCCTGGGTTTGATGCAAATACTATGGGAATTTATGGAAGATAATTTTGAAGATGAGCCTAAGCGCAAGCGAGGCAGACCCAAAGGAAGCTATAGTAAGGCTTCTAAAGCTCAGGTGGAGCGTATTACCTGTGAGGGTAAGCTATCGCCCTTAGAATACTTGGCTTCGATATACCAAAGCGAAGCAGAAGAAACACGAACACGAATAGAAGCTGCTAAAGCTGCCGCCCCTTATGTTCATGCTAGATTAGCGTCAACTGAGTTAAAAGCCGCAGTAACGGAGATTACACAAGAGGAATGGCTAGAGAGCTTGAATTAACAAGAGTTAAACTCAAAGATGATTTCGAGTTCTATGCGCGAAATTGTCTTATAGTTAGGTCAAAGTCTGGTGAAGTTAAGCCGTTGTTGCTAAATAAAGCGCAGCGATTTATCCATGCTTGCATCGAAGAACAAAAGCTTAAGACTGGGCAAGTAAGATCTATCATCCTAAAAGGTAGGCAGCAAGGCGTGTCTACTTATGTCGAAGGTAGGTATTATTGGCAGACTACCCATAGAACAGGGGTTAGGGCCTTCATTCTTACACATGAGGCCGACTCTACATCTGCTCTATTTGAGATGGTTGAGAGATACCACGAATCAGCTCCAGATTTTGTAAAGCCTACAACTGGTGCTAGTAACGCTAAGGAGCTAATCTTTAGCAAGCTAGACTCAGGATACAAAGTAGGAACTGCTGGGAATAAGAGTGTTGGTCGAGGGACTACCCTACAATACTTTCATGGATCAGAGGTAGCATACTGGCCTAATGCCGCAGAACACGCTAAAGGGATCTTACAAGCTGTACCAGATGAGCCAGAAACAGAAATAATTTTAGAGTCT